TAAAATAGGAATAAACCTATCAATAGTATTTAAAATATTAGTAATACTAGTTACAATTTTATTTCCAAATGCAAATACATTACTCATAGTAGGCGCTAGTTGCATAAGGGTGTCAGAAGCGGCGGACACTCTTTTGCTTAAAGACTGAACGGCGCCTGTACTAGCTCCTGTTTCTAGTGCCTGTTCTTTTAAGTCAGCTCCAGCTAAACGCTTTCCTCCAGTACGCGCTTTTTGAATAAGACCGTCTGATACTTGACGACGCACCAATGAGTCTGTTCCAAACAAATTAGTAATCATCATGTCTAGGGCATTACCAGGTTGAAGAGAAATCTTTATATCTTCAACAGTAAGAGGTTCGTTACCAATCTTTTCACGATTAAGTTTTTGCCAAATTTCATCAATAATTTGTGGCATTGGTTTCATAGAACCATCTTCACCACGGATTCGAATACCAACAGCACGAAGCATGTTTACATTTCGACCCTGTTGAACAGCCCCATATGCTTTCATTGATTGTTCAAGTCCCATACCTGGGGTAAGGTTTGACATCTGAGCGCTGCCCATAAAGACGTCATTAAAGTTTGGACCAGAAATTCCGTAAGCGCTTGCTGTAGCTAAAGCATTAGCAGCATCAAATTTATTAGTAATTGTTCCAGCACGCTGTGCTTCTTTCATCATTCTTGTTACATTGTTATAGTCACCCTTTACAGAGCCAGTTGAACCATAACCTGAAGATTGTTGTTGATAAAAGACTGCACGACTTGTTGCCAAGTTCATGTCTACAGCTTCGGATGTTTTAGGAAGAGCTGAGATGCTTCCAGTAAATAAAGCGGTTGATATAGGTCCGCGGTTAGCGCTTAACCATTCACCAAAAGAGCCGCGTCCCCCACCGCCGCCACTGCCGTTGTTAGCGTTAGCAAAAACTTGATTTGTAGGACCGCCTGTGTAAACTTGTGGATTAAAGTCATGGGGTACTAAAGCCCCACTATTACTAAAGTGAGGTTCGGGGGCTACTTGATTAGAACCGACTCCCCCGCCACCGCCACGTAGTTTACTAACTCCACCAGATAAGGTAGCAACCCATCCGCCAGTATCTTGTTTTAAAAGATTAACCTCTTGGCGAAGGGTAGAGATACCAGTTCTAAGGTCGGAGATAATAGACCCAGACTTAGAAGAGCTTACGTTAAACGAAGCTTTTGAGTCTGCCACTTACATTACCGTCCTTTAAGTCTCGTAGACCGTTCCAGCCAATTTTGTCTTTCTCTAACAGAAAGACTTCTTATGTCTGAAAGAGTCCATCCAGTAAAAGTTCTTGTTAGAACTTCGTATTCATCAAGAAGAGATTCGTAATCTTTTTCGCTATATACGAAACAAATCTAGCAAGCTCAGCGGTAGGTCCATAGACTCACCACATGCCTTGCAAGGCTTCTTCACCTCCCCAAGGCGTGGGCCTGGGTTACGCTTGATAATCTCTTCAACAATTTTTGTGCGGTCAGCCATACCAAGAGATAAAGCAGTTCCAGCACCTACTGATGGAGCTCCGTCTAGTGAAACAATACATCCAGATAGTAATAGAGTATTAATCTCTGCTGATGTTTTGTCATAGTTTTCCATCAGCTTTTTTTGAGTTAACCCATTTGGAAGTCGAACTTCTACAGTCCCCTTTTTGGTTTCCATAGACCAAGCTCTGTCTTCAATTGGATTCTCTAACTTTTTGATAGGTACATCTTTAGTTAGGTCAATCTCTTCTGTGCCTTCAGTCATACACTCTAAACAACGAACTGCTAATGTTGCAGTTGGTCCAAAGGTTACTCTTCGAATGCCCAGCAATATTGCATCTCGGTCACCAGCTAGAAGAGTGTCAAGGTCGGATTGAGTTACCGCGTTGCCACCAATTTTAGTAAGGCCTCTTTGAAGCAATACGTTTAATGCTTTTCCAGTCGAGCCAGCTTTTGATACTGCTTCTTCATCAGCCCCAGTAAGTTCTCTTACTTCTGCTGTGTTGTGCAGCTCGCCTTCTTTATCGAAATGCCCTCCAGGAAGTTGTACTTCAGACTCTGAAGGAGCCCGCGTCTTAATGACTGGTGCGGGCTCCTTTTGAGCCTTTTCAACAAATTGTTCGAGTAGTTGCGAATCAGTAATGATTTGTGGGTCGGACACGATTTATACTCCTAGTTAGTTTAAATTAGATTACTTTGGTAGACCATCTTTACGAGAGTAGTCTGTGCCTGTAAAGAAGATTGACAAACCTTCATGAACAAGTGACATTGACTCGAATAGGATTGCTCCATCTGCAGCGTTTAAGTCTGTGTAGTTTAGCGTACTAATCCAAGCATTGTGAATCTTGAAACCCATTACTGGGGTATCTGAATTAGCATCTGGATGACTCATAACGTAAACGTTAATGTTAACGCGGAAGCTTTTTGCAGCACTTCCAGTGCCACCAGTTGCCAAACCTTCACCAGATGAAGCGCCAAATAGGCCACGCATCCATGTAATTGCTTGGTCGTTTCCATAAAGAACACCACGCTGCATAGTAATTGGGGTAAATGTAGTCATACCAGGTACCTGGTGTACAGTGGTGTTGTAGCCACCTTCACGGTACTGAATTGACTGAGTGTTAACACTCAACCCGCTGATGTTACTAAAACCACCAATCCAACCTGTAGAAACTCCAGAGGTTGCTGGTGCTGTGCTTGACGATGTCAAGATGCGCTTGTCAAATACTGGTTCAGTACCCGCTTGTGAAAACTCTGCAACGAATTTAAACGAACGTAGTGGGTCTGTCGCTAGCGTTGAGAAGCGATTGATTATGCTATCTGTCATTTATTGGCTCTCCTTTACGCCACAGTAACGGTGGTTCCACCGTCAAACTGACCAATTTTGATTACAACGAATTCAGCTGGACGCTGTAGAGAAACGCCAACTTCAATGTGTACTTCTCCGTTATCAATAAGATACTGAGGATTATTCTCAGCGTCTACTTTAACAAAGAATGCTTCCTTAGGGGTTGCTCCACGGAGACCACCCTGTGACCAGAAAGTTGTTAAGAATGAGTTTACAGTTGCTTCAAGACGACGCCATAGCTGCTCATCGTTTGGTTCAAATATTGCAAACTCTGTAAGTGAAGTAAGAGATTTACGTAAGTAGATTAAGGTACGACGAACTGGAATGTACTTATCTACATAGCCTGGCTTTAGAGTACGTGAACCCATAACACATATACCTGAACCAGGAACGTACTTAATAGCGTTAATTGGAGCAGCTGCTGTATTTAATGCATCCAATTCAGCGTTTGTTAATGATGTAACAGATACCGCACCAGCTACGCGTGATTGAAGACCAGCTGGAGCTTTAAATACTCCACGAGAAGCATCTGTTGCCATCATGATTCCTGCTACAGCAGCTCCAGCTCCTACAGTCTTAGTAAGAGTTGAGGATGCTCCAAGAGCGCTAGTTGGGTCAGGTATAACTAGAGGTGGGTGATATACAGCAGCTAAAGAGCTTGGTGTATATGTAGCAGAGTTAGAAAGGGCAGATACTACAGTAGTAGCATAGCTATCTACAATTACAAACACATCTTCACGAGAAGCAGCATAAGAAATTGCAGCGTTTACTGTTGCAGTTGATGTATTTCCAGGCAAGTTAAGAACTAAAGAGTTTCTAACTGTATCTAAAGATGAAAGAGCAGATGAGTAATCTGAAGTTACTAGTGCGTTTCCACCAGTTCCACCACTTAAAGTTTGATTAGTTACAACTGCTGGGTTACGAGTAGCACCTGTATTACCTGAGTTTAAATCTACTAAACCAAGGTAACTAGATGATGAGTTAACAGTAGTTACCGCATAACGTGTATCAGTTGTTGTCATGCTTAGGTCAGTAAATCGTTCAACAATATTTGAATCAGTAACACCGCCTGAGTACACTGTTAAATCAAAATAACCAGTTGTGTTAGAGTTTGAAATAGAAATGTTAAGGCTATTTCCCCAAGTACCTGGTGTATTAGCAGAGATTGCAAGTGTTGCTGATGGGCTTCCAGCACGGTCATTTAATGAACGTGAAGCAGTAGTTGAAGACGCTGCAACTCGAACAATGTAACATGCTGAACCACCATTGCTAAAAAACATGTAGACAGCAAGTGGTAAATCATTTGATGCTGTTGTATTCCAAGAACCAAATAGCTTAACGTACTGGCTCCAAGAATTTACTAAAGTAGGCGTACTTACTGGCCCGCGGTCATTTGCACCAGCAAAGGTTGCATATGAATCGGAGGTAGCAGTCGCTACTGGTTGAATAGGGTTCAACGTCTCTTGGACGTATACCCCTGGGCGGTTAAATCCTGCCATTTAAATTATCTCCTTAGACTTTGACATGGTTACAAATATTAGATAGCTGTTAGACCTAATGGGATATACGAACTTGTGCGACCTTGACCGTCTTCTGTAATAACATTAATATCAACGCTATTGGCAGCTGGGATAGCAGCCATAGCAACAGCAGGGGTCATTTCACTTACTATTCTAATTGTAAAAACGTTACGTAGCAAACGACGGTTTCCCGTTTCCCCGTCTACTGCATCTCGTTTTACATATCCATCAAGGAACATAGAGCGATAGCTTGTCTCTGTACCAAGTTGATTTGGTACTGCTATAACTCCGAACTTTGACGGAAACTTATGCAAGAGCTGAAAAATAATAGCTCTATCATGGCGTGGGTGACGTGAATACGATGTCACCTGGTAAACAATATCGTACGCAACTGGGACAGTATAAGAGTATGAGTTACGTCCAGACGGAGCTACGGTTCCTCTGTAGTCACCGTCATACAAACGTCCTGAAGTTTGTCGGTCATTTGCTGGAACAATATCAATTAAATCTATAGTTATAAAGGGAAACTCTTGTGCTCTTACTTCAACATCAGGATAGCCAAACCACACTTTTACAGCACGAGCAGAGTTTTTTTCATCTCCTACAGTTAAACCTTGTAACATTGTTTTAAGAGCTAGGTCTTCGGCAATAACAAACGGATTACCCATTAGAACACATCCTCACTTAAAAACTCATCGATAAGGTCTGTTCCAAAAATATCAGAAATATACTCGTCAGTACGATTTAAAAAAGGTCGTATTACTGAGGCTGGGGGTGTAGGTCCAGTACCAAATTCAAGGTCATTAATTTCTTCTTGAAGGTCTTCAGGATAGTCAATTACTAGCTTACTGTCTTTAACAACAACAGACATGTTAGATACAATCATGGAAGGCCAAGCAGCATTCAAAGCAGCATTTCTAAGCTTGATAGTCATTTTCTTAGAAAGCTCTTGAGCTTTAAAAAGCGCGGTTTCTTCAGCGCTATCGATATCGTTTAACGGCACCTTTAATCGCTTTCCCTAACGCGTAACCTGTAGCGCCACCAAGCAAGAACTTGCTCACACCTGATTCGGGGATACTTTTAACAATAGCTTCTCTAAATTGAATATCAGAAGCTTTATCAACTTTATCTTTTTCAGACATGACTTCTCCAATGGAGCGCAGGGTCTAACGCAGGGGTGGTGCTTTGAGTCCCGCATGGACTCAATATAAGGATAAAGCAAAGAGGGGCCTTTCGGCCCCTCAACTACTTACTTCTTTTTGTCATCCTTATCAGATTTCTTAATCTTCTTAATAATCTTGGCGTCAATTTTCTTATCTTCTGCCATAGTTTTAGGCTTCTTCTTAGCTCCATGAGCCTTATCAGCCTTTTCAAACTTAGCCTTTTCGTCCTTGTCAAGGCCCGCCTTCTTAAGCATCTTGGCGTCTTTCTTCTTATCTTTAGACTCTGTGTACTTGCCTTTCATAAATCCTGCAGCCATTACATGCCTTTCTTTCTTACCATAGATGACTTCTTACCTTTAGCGGGAGCCGCCTTTTTAGCAAACTTTTTATTAGCTTCTTTAAGAGACTTCATGCCGTGCTTGTCCTTTGGCTTACCACAGCCACATGTCGCACACATTACTTCTTCTTCTTTCGTAGGGCCGCAAAGTCTGAGCCTTCTAGCTTGCCATCTTTATCTACATCAAGTTTCTTCTGCTTAGGTGACATCTTCTTTGGGGCAGCTTTTTTAGCAGCCTTCTTAGATGTCTTCTTTCCCATACATCCACATGTAGCGCACATTATTTTTTCTTCTTTCTGGCAGCAGCCATGTTGTCGACGAGGTTAGGATAAGGACGACCCGCTGCTTTCGCCTTAGCCTTTGCAGAGGATTTCTGCGACTTACTTAGTTTACTAGACTTTCCTGGGGTTGGGTCCTTTTTGTCCCACACTGGTTTATCTTTTTTTGCCATTGCTTGCTCCTTTTTTTACTTTCTTTGGAAGCTTTTTACCCTTAGGGGTTTTTTCTTCCCATTCTTTAGCCATCTCTGGGTGCTGGGCGTACATGAACTTACGCTGAGACTGGGATTTAAAAGGCATTAAATAACCTTAGAGTAAAAAACAGATACGGCATAAGCCGACGTTCCCGCTGCAGAGATGGCGTATAACTTATCTCCAGCATTTAAAGAAAGATTGTAGTTTACGTTCTTTACAACAGTAATGCCTTTATCTGCTCCACTTGCCGCAACTGTTTCGTCACCAATAAAAATAGAAGAGTTATCATCATTACTGATAGTTACTATAGTTGTTGGGTTTTTAGCAGGGATTGTGGCAATTAAAGTGGGGCTAGTGGTTACTGTAAAGCTATCGTGTACAAGTGCCATTGTGTCTCCTTAAGAAGCGTATGCCGAAAACTGAGGGTCGTTAACCATTTCTTCAGGCATAACCTGAATACACTCAACGACTAAAAGTGTAAACCTTTCAGCAACAATTCCTCGTTCCTGAACACCGTATGGACGATACACCTGGTTTTTCCAAACTATGCGTCCTTTATTTTGCCTGTCAGGGTTAGCAATAACCCCAGGAGCAATTTTTTCTACATCTTCTATATTTAGAGTTAGGTGAAGCTCGTCAGAGTTCCAGTAACCTACAGCGGAAGTTTTTACCTGACCTTGTTTAATTACTGCTTTAACAACTGGTAGTTCATAAGGACCTTTCCATTTACGTCCTCCAAGAGCATTAGTAACATCCTGACCAACATCATAAATAGGGTCCAGTATTGTGGTATCTGAATCCCATATATACCAAAGCGCTTTAGTTCCTACTGGATTTTTTAAATCAGTATCAACCCCGACAAGTATGTCATTTGTTTCAAAATCGGCATCAAACTTACCGCCAGGATTATAGGCTCTCATTTAATACCTTTCTTGTACAGTTCAAGGTTACCCGCTAAACGCTCATCTGTCGGGCTTAGCTCTGCTGCAGTAGTTCCATATTTTAAGGCTGTTTCAAAATCCCCAAGCCAATACGAACACACTGCAATTAAATCCCAAGGCACTGAACCCCATGCAAATTCTTCACAAAGATATTCCATAGGCCGTGTCTGTATCGCTAAAGCCTTTTTACATACAGTTACGCATTCAGCAAATTTACCTTCTTTATAATAAAGCTGACCAAGTTCAACGTATGCCTCTCGTCTTTCTGGACATTCTTTGACAGCTTGCTGAAACCACTTTTCTTTTTCTTTTTCATCTTCGGAGCACTTAGCAATATACCTCATAGAAGCCGCTCTCTCTGGTTTCCATACAGCCGTTGGCAGTGATAAATGCCTTTTAAATTCTTTTATAGCTTTTCCGTATTGATAGTTAAAAAACAATTCTCTTGCATAGTAGTAAGCATTGCGGTCATTCATAGGGTCTTCATGAACAGACAGCTCAAGTAGCGGTAAGTATTGACCACGAGATTTAGTGTTATCAGCTTTGTGCCAAAGACCCAATTCAATCCACTGTTCTTTAACTTCTAAACGGTCTGTATATAAGCACTCATGTACTGGGTGACGCCAACGATAACCATGTCTAGAATGAATCTTGTCTCCGCCAAAAGTTAATCCAGGAGAGCCATCCTCATTAAAATTCCACGTATAGTTATATCTAACTCTATTAACTCCTGGTTTTACT